ATGCTATACGATTCACGATAGTTCCTACCAATCCAGTAGGAGTAGAGCTTTGCCGAGCCATACGGGCTGCAGGGCTGAAACGGCGTCAGCTCACTCTGTGGCGAGAGAGATGATCCAAACATCTCAGAAGTGCAAGCTTGATATATGCGAGTGGTTTTTAGTTGGAGGGATCGCACTGCTTCTAAGACTCTAAGCATACCAACGCCATCAGCCTGAACAGTATATTCTGGTGTCTCGAAGCTAACCATCACATGAGACTGAGCCGCAAGATTATAAATCTCATCTGGTCTAATCTTTGCTATGACATTTAATAGGTTAGACCCATCTGTCATATCGCCATAATGCAAAACCAACTTACCGAAGATGTGGTCTATTCGCCCCGTATTAAGTGAGGATGATCTGCGAATGATTCCGTGAACTCTATATCCTTTATCAAGTAGAAGTTCAGCCAAATACGAACCGTCTTGACCAGTGATCCCTGTGATCAGCGCGATCTTACTCATGCAGCAATTCTCGAGAAATTCTTATGTTTTTCGAAACGGATAGTGCTGCGGAACTTATCCTGCATGATATCGCCCTTGTGAGATATAACAAACACGTTGGCATCCTCAAGACTCTGCATAAGCTTTAGAAACTCTTCACATCCATTGGCGTCTAGGGAAGCATCAAAGACTTCATCGAGGATCAACAGATTTGTTGCTGCGCTATTTTTCATGCGAGCAATAGCACGCCAGGTAAATAATAGAGACAAATCTATTCGCATCTTCTCACCTTCCGAGAAAGATTCATACGTGAACTCGTCGCGATGACGAGAAAGAATCTTTTCTTCAAAATTCTCATCTAGTTCGAACTTCACAAAAAAGTCCATGGCAGCAAGATACTTATTGACCAGAGAATTAATGATAGGAATATACTGCTTGATGATACGCGACTTGATGCCAGAATCGCGCAAAATGATATTCGCCATTTCGAAAACTTCTCGCGAGTTTAGATGTTCCTCTTTCTTGGTGTAGTATCCTTCTCGTCTTTCATACAGTTCACGCATCTCAGCTGAGTTATCGCCTTTCTGAATCTGCGCCTGAATATGTTCTATCTCATTACTGATAACGCCAATTTCACGCAGATCCTTATAAATCTCATTTTGGCTTATCGTCACCCTTTTTTGTATTTTGTCAATCTTGTTCTGCACAGCTACGATTTCATGATATCGATCGTCCGATCTAACAATACTTTCTTGCAATTCAACAAGAGCCGTTTCAATTTGAGAGATGATTTTCAGTTTCATGGCAATAGTTTCTTCACGAAAAGCTGCATCTATTTCTTGCGTGCACGTTGGGCATGTTTGGGTTTCTTTATAGAACTCAATCGCCGTCTCATACTTGATCTTTTTCGCCTTGAGGTTATTCTTAATTGTAGCCGTATTGGCAATAACGGCGTCGTTTATGCTTTCGTCTGCAATATTATCTAGCATGATCTTTACATCATGATTACAGGTTTCGATTTCTTTTTCAATCTCTGTTATACTAGAATATAGTTCCGAAATACGTTTATTGTGGGTTATGATTCTATCATTGGTTAAATCTTTTTCTTGCGTTATCTGCCGTTCTCGAATTTGTATAATTTCCTGAATTGAATCAATATCTTTTTTGTTCAGAACGATATCATCCTTATTTGCGGAGATATGTTCCTTCAGCAAAGATTGCATTGTCGAGAAAATGCGGATATCCAATAAATCTTCGATAACCTCACGCCGAACGCCAGTCGTCAACTGCATAAATGGAACGAATGCAGACGAACCAAGAATAATTATCTGAGAGAATGATTTAGAATTAAGCCGAAGAATATTATTTTCTAAATGCTCTTGTGAATCTTTGGTTGCCGCGTGCTGATCGAGAAGAAGCGAATCTTCATAGATTTCAAAGATATTGGGCTTAAGCCCTCGGACAACTCTATATTGTTTGTTGTTTACCTTGAACGTAACTTCAACCAAAGCTTCTCTACGATTTACCGAATTAATCAGCTGATCCTTTTTTACCCTACTAAATGGCTTACCATATAAAGCAAAATGAAGCGCATCTAGAATCGTAGACTTTCCTGCTCCATTTTCCCCCACAATCAACACGTTTGCATGTCGATTAAGGTCGACTTCCGTGAATGAATTGCCCGTCGATAGAAAGTTTTTCCATTTTACATTTTCAAAAAATATCACGCTCATGAATTAGATTCCATATTAGAGGCTTCGGTATAAAGCGAGAGAAGTAGCTTGGAAAGACGATTCTTGTCCACACCGACCTCCATATTTTGAATATACTTGTTCAGAATTGTAATAGTATCTTCAGCTTCGTTTGTAAGTTCTTCTTCAGATAATTTATCCATATGGCGATGGTCTTCTACGATCACAATATCTGATGGGGAAGCTTCGTAAAGTTTGCCAACAAACAGATCAAACTTATATGGGTCTTCCTTTGCAATAACAACAAGCTTCACATATGAGCCGCGTAGATCCTCGAAATCAAATAATTCGATATCGAGAGGCTTGCTGTCGTCATAGAAAACTTTTCGGAACATGCGAAGAGGATTGCGATAGAAATCTCCAAGCTTACCGGACTTTGTATCAAATACATGGAACCCTCGAGGATCATCACAATCTGCCCAAGTCATCTCATACGGAGTCCCAACATATTGAATGTTGCCATTTCTTGACTTATGATGAAAGTGACCAGACGCCACAAGATCAAACTTATCAAACAAAGACTTATCAATTCCCTCATGAGAAGGCATCCCACGATACATCTCAAACCCTTTAATTTCAAGATGACCGAACACAACCAATGCTTCGGTTCGATTAATCATACTCATAGTTTGTTTTTCGTTAGAAGCATTTATCCAGGGCAGCATTAAAATCTTACAGCCTTCAATTTCTATTTCAGTAGGATCAGAATAAAAACGGATAAAATCTTCTGATCCATCTATGCGTGAAAACAATTCACGCATAGAATTAATATCATTTGAATTCTTATAAGGTGTATCATGATTGCCGATAATAATATCAATTTCGATGCCTTCTCGCTTGCATCGTTTGAAAAATCTTCGCATATGATTGAGGGTGATATATGAAATAAACTTTCGTCTATCCACAATATCACCGAGTTGTATGATCCTCTTGATCCCTAGTCTGCGCAGCTCTGGAAAAAGCTGCTGTTCGAAAAATCTTTCGAAATAGTTTAGGAACTCCAAGGAGTCATTACGAGCACCAAAGTGTAGGTCACCAAGAATTGCAATATTCATGATAGTATTATACTACACATTCACTGCAGTGTCAATCTTTTTATTTCGCTTTGATGGTTGTGATTTACGAACATTCATCTTCTTTTCAAATTCGCTCATGAATGTGTTCATCTGTTCGTTAGACCATTCACCATATTTAACATTATCATTATATGTATTTGTGTCAGAGCTTTGCTTCGCAGAGGTCATGTCATTCAAATTTGCGTTTTCAATAGCAGCATATTTGGTGTATAGATACTTCTTCTCTTTCTGAATACGGCGAATGAATGCAAAGAAGATGATCTGAGTAAAGTAGGCAAACGGGTTTTGAGACTTGGCTGGATTAAAATTATGAAGATACAGAAGACAATTCTCAATTCCATCAGAAATCATTTCATCACGAAACGTATAGTTCGAAAAGTTAGGACGATAAGCGAGATGTGTTGAAATCTTCATAATACACTCGCCCACATATGCAGGGATGCGTGGTTTGATTTTCCCTTCTTTTTTCGAAACCTCTATGCCAGCTAAGTGCTCTACCATGGCAGAGAATAACAATTTATTATCGACATAGTGTGCTTTTTTACTTGACATTTTGATCAAACTCCAGTATAATAACAAATGTTGTGAGCGATAGTTACAAGATGTTAATGAATACTGCCACTTGGTGATCTTGCACACATAAGCATTACATCCTTTACGTCTTTCTCGCGATCATTCTCCGATTCCAAATCGGAAAGACCGGAAGCGACTCGTTTCTCAGATACAAGATAAGAATAGTATTTTTGAAGATTCGTTTCTACCTCACTACCGAAAACGATATCATCTTTTAATAACTGTATCACCTTTGACATAGCTTTATTTGACGGAAACCATTGAACGATAGATGATACAAGAGATGATTCAGAACGATCTTCGGAAGGAAGGTGAGAGTATATAAACTTAAACGGCATAGTGATATATATGTACTCTTCGTCTTCTTCGATCAACTCTGCTAGAAGATCTTCTCCACTATATAGTTTGAAATAATACACTTCCATTAGAGCTCCCTTTCAATCGAACAACATGCATTTCGTATGGAAACATTTCTTCATTATACATCTTAACGCGATCAGCTAGATGATTAAGAGTGAAGTTGCAGTTTCTTCCATTCTTAGAGCATATATCATCTGCAACATCAAATAGCTTACACGAAGTTTTCGTATCTGTTTTGCGAAGACCACGACCAATAGACTGAAGAACGCGAATCTTACTTTTAGACGGGCTTGCAAAAATGATATTATGCAGGTTCTTTATATTTATACCCGTGGAAAATGTGCCATACGAAGCCACAATGATATTGTTGATGCCATCCTCCGTATCTATGCGAACATCCTCTCTGTCGGAAGCATTGGTGCCGCCAGACACAAAATGAATGATGCGCTCGGGAGCTTTGTCTGTCATCATCTTATGCAAGATCATTCCATGTTTCTCGACATAAGCATAAAGAACCAAGGTATTGCCCGTCAGAGACAAAGTTAGATTTCGAATGAATCTGTTGCGTGATTCACAGCCAACTAGATATTCGAGCTCTTCGGGATAGGTCTCAGGCTTTGGTGTGCCTTGTGGATGTCTTAGCACTAATATCTTGATGTCGAGACTAGCAAGATTGCCCTTTTCAATAAGTTCCTCAGTCTTGGCAACCCTTTCAATAGGTCCAAATAAACCTTCGAGAACTAGCTCATGAACTTCGGCTCCGTCGAGAGTTCCTGTCATACCAAATCGATACTTTGTATTACGCATATTGCTCATAATGGTGGCAAGACTCTTAGCCTTGAATAGATGAGCCTCATCGCCAATAACCACATCGAAGTTGTCGAAGAATTCTGGTGGCTGATCGTATACAGATTGCCAGGTCGACACGATGATAGCAGACTTATCATACTTGTTTTTCCCAGCCATCACGCCATATATTTCTCCCTTATAACCATACTCTCCGAAATCTTTGATCATCTGCACGACCAAAGAAACTGTTGGCACAAGTATGAGTGTTCTACGATCGAACCACTTTGTTATCATGTAGGCAATTAGTGACTTACCGGATGCGGTGGGAGAAATAAGAACACATCGATTATTCCGAACAGCAAGAGCTAAACCTCTGATTTGATAGTCTCGCGGCTCGTGTGGAAGATTCAAGGAAGCAATAAATTCAGAAGCTTCTGTCAATGATAGTTCGTCTGTCTCTTCCAACTCCTTGTCAATTGCAATCGTATAGTCGGAGCGTTGCGCGAAATATTTTATCTTAGAAACAAGACCAGTATAGATATGACGATTCTTTGTGTTGAAAAGCCGAAGCTTACCATCCCAAACTTTACGCCTGAATGCTGGCATAAACTTCGCGCCTGGGACCTCAAACGTAAAAAGTTCAGATAGCTCGCGAGTTATCGAGTCATCACATTCAACGCGAATATGCGCTTCATCGACTTTATGGACAACAATATCCACTAATTACCCAACATCAGTTTCTTGAAATCTATGGCATTCTTAAGAGAATATCCGCGATTGTTAATGCTTTTCATAATTTCCAACAAAGTTTCTACCATTTCACTATATGTTTCGATTTTTGCGTCCATTCTCATGATATCTCTATCCGCTTCGACATAGCTCATGACGTCCGTTTTCATAAGCTTCTTTACATATGGTTCACGACCAATACGTTCCAGGTCTTGTGGATTGTTGAGATCACCGTGATAATATTCGAACAAATCCTTCACCAAAAAGCGACGTTGAATTCGAAGCTGACGTAGCTCCATTCGGGATTCGCTGAGCTTTCCAATGTATTTCGAATGCAAAGAAGGAACCTTGAGACTCTCTGAATCTAGATTCAGATCATCAATTTTCGTATCTGTCTTCCACTCTTCGATAAGATCATTAATTTTCATAATGATATTATAGCTCATTTTTATTAGAAAGTAAAGGATTAAACTCTTTCTACGGTATATTTTCTGTAACGAAATTGTGAAGTTGCCTCGAGATATTGCACATCCGATGACATAGATTCGAACTGAAGCTCACTTAAGGACACAGGGAAAACTTCTTCAAAGAACACATGTAGCTTGACTCTCTTATTACTATCTAGAACAAATAGAGTGGCGTCCGAAACCACGTTCAACACGGAGCCTGCGCGATAATTAAGGATACGACTTTGAGATTCAAGAATACGTGTTTGTTCGAAACTGTCTGGTCGCGAAACACCAACCAGCCAATCATATATTTCAAGATAATTCTTGAGGTCTTCATCAACACGGAATCTTACATTCAGCGGCTCGAATGTTAGCCGAGAACCAGCATGAGGAATCACCGTGAATGGAGTAGGAGTATCGACGCTGTTGATAGAAATCGCCGGTATTGCTATCGCTTGACAGAAATAGCTAACGCTCGGAAGTTTCTCTAGCGCAAATCGAAACCCAAGTTGCGATAGATAATTCAGATTGTTTGGCTGTGTTGCCTCTGACACTTACTTTCCCTGCCCTTTGCTACGTCTTTTGTGCTCGTTCGGTGGGCGCGACAACCCGGCAGTTTGCTTTGCAGCCATGTTTAATTCTCCACAATTTCATGTATTGCGCGCCAATTAGGATTAAAATCATCCATAATTACCACGCGATTTATAGTTGCCTTTATATTATTCTTCCAATAATTTAAAAACATGTGCACTCGAGGAATCTCAGGAACAATATCTTCTGTCTGCCAGATAAACTCTTGTAAAATACTAGAGTGATCTGGCATATAATACAGTATGTCTACAGTGACTATTCTTTTTCTTATCCACATACAGCTATTTATATGCCATAATGCGAGCACAAAAAAGGGAGGAGCTTTTTAGGCTCCCCCCAAGTTTGTAGACTAGTTTCTTAAGCTTACATCAAGTTCGTTACGCTCACGAAGCGATAGTAACGATTGGCTTGACCTGCCTGGGAGTCTCTGATGACTCCAGTTGCTGCAGTTGTGGCGAAAGGATTCGCGACCATGCCGTAGCGGGTCTTGAAGCCAATCTTCGGCTGGAAGGTGTCTTGACCGATAGCGCGCACCATCTGAAGCGGAACATACGGGCAATAGAACAATCCGGCATCGAAGGCTGACGATCCCTTGTAGCCTACAGTGATGTACTGCTTGCCCGAAGAGGACGAGAAGTATGGATCGATGTAGACCTTTGTACGACCATTGAGAACACCAGCGAAGGTGTTACCAGTGTCGTCGACTTCAAGGTTAGCAGCAAGAGCAGGTGTGTAATCCAGAACACCAGCCATTGTGAGAGCCGAGGCAACATCCGAAGAGCAAAGCAGGATGTTGCCCTTACCACGGCGAGTTGCCTTGGCGATGGCATTAGCTTCGCGTTCGATCTGGAACAGCAGACCCTTAAACTTCTCAACCATCCAACGACCATTTGAGTCGGTGTCAAGGTTGAATGTGCCAGCTGTCGTGGTGCCTTCTGTGGCGCCAGCGAGAGCTGTGTAGTTGATTGTACGAACAACTTCACGATTGATTTCCGAAAGGATTTCAGCCGAGAGAATGTTAGCCAATTCGGTTTCAGCATCAAGACCATGAACAGCCTTCAAGTCCTGAGCCAATTCCATTGTGTACTCAGCCTTCAGAGCACGTGAAACGGCAGTAACAGCAACCTTCTCAACCGAGAAAGCCATTGATGCAAAACCATTTTGTGCTGAGTCGCCGAGTGCTTCAGCACGGGCTGTTGTCATACCAGTCGAAACATTATAGCCAGCAGCGCCAGAATTGGCACGAGCTGTCGGATCGGTTTCAGAAGAAACCTGTGTACGGTTCGAGGTGTTGCCGACGACGAAACGTGACGCAGTATTACCACCAGCAGATGAGGTAAACGTGGTGTTGGCTTCGTTGAACAGAGCTTCATCGCCAGTCTGCGATTCGAAACGTGAACGCAGAGCGAAGATGAGTCCAACTGGACCAGTCATTGGCTGAACGCCGCAAATATCATAGGCGATCAGGTTTGGCATCGAACGACGAACCAGTGAAATCAACACTGGATCGAAAATGTCAATGTTGCCAGCTGAGGCTGTTGAAGATGAAGCGCCCATGGCGTTTGCGGGTGCAGCTTCTCCGAGTAGTGAGGGAGCGTGATAGCCGCCAGAAGTTCCCTGACGAGCATCGAGCTCTTGGTTTTCGAGCAGCTGTGCCATAACATTACGCTTGTGGCTGTCCTTAACTGGGGCTAGATCTGGGTGATCTAGGACGGGTCCCCACTTTTTCGCGAGTGATTCAGTGTTCATTTTGCATTCCTCTCGGTTTTTGATTAATAGTAATTATTGTTAATTCTATTTATAATATATTATCTTTTGGCTACATTCCGGGAAACATTCCGGGAAATCGTCGAAACATAAGAAGCCATCGAACCAGACACAGCCGGAAGATCTTCTGTCTCTTCTGTGAGATCTGTTTCATCAAGACCGGTCTTGATGATTTTCGAAACACCATAAGCCCTTGTTGGGAAATAGTTCTCACGCAAAGTTGTGAGCTTGCCAATGAAGGATTCTTTGTCCGAAAAAGAAATCGAGTCTGAAATATTTTCGAGCTTTGCGGCTTCTAACTCTGTAAGACCTTCGACAACATCGGCAAACGCTTCGGCACGCTCGTGGTTCGCGACAAGACCCTTAAGTTCTACATTCTCGTCGATCTGCTTGTTGAGCTTGTTCTCTAGCTCTTCAATTTTCGATGCAAGTTCCTCGACAACATCAACCTTCTCATCTGGAACATCAATATAATGCTCAGCGAAAAGATTCTTCAGACCATGAAGAAAATCTTCTACTAGCTCTGAACGCAGACCGCGTTCGACAGCCAACTTATTCTCTTCGATCCACTGCTCGACAACGTAATCGAGATAGCCATCGACCTTAGTAACCAGATCAGCGTTTGCTGTTTCGTTAGCCTGAGTTGTGTCCGATTCTACAGCCTCAGCAATCTCTGAAAGCTTTTCGTTGATCTTTGTGATGAGAGCAGATTCGAATACTGTTGAAATCCGGTTCTTCATTTCTTCTGAGAGGTCGGAACCTTCGAAGATTGCCTGAATGTCTTCAGCTGCATTCACATCTTCTGATGTTACACGTGGCGGCTGTGAAAGACGTGAACTACCCTGTGTTGGGCGATCCTGCTCCGCCTTTTCGACGCCAGCAACCTGTGAATACACAGAAGCCACGTCAGCCTTGCTCATCTTGCTAAGGTGCTGGATGATGCCCGAGAGCATCGCAACCTTTGTTTTTGGGTCGACCGAAGACGGAGAAGTGCGAATGGTCTCTTTCTCTCCAGAAGCAGCGCCACCGGGAGGGGTGACAGTTCCACCGACGGCGGATTGATAAGAGCCGTCAGCGACTTCGATTTCGACTTCCACGATATTTTCCTTATCCATTAGTTATCTCCTCATACAGTAGATTAGGTGATAGGTATTTCTTTTATTATTTATAATATTGCTATTTTACAGATGCTTGAAGAATTCCTCAAACACTCGAACAACCTCAGCCTCAGTACGTTTGGCGCGAGCAGAAGTTTCGATACGATTTTTCATACTTGCAATTTGTACTTCCTCGATGACGCCGTTGATCCAAACCCATTCCTTGCCTTCCATAATGCCCTCTACGAACGCGCTAGGAGCCGAAGGATCCGCAACGATATCTACAGTTGCAAGATGAAAGTCTGGCTGGACGTGAATAACGCCGCCGATGTCCTTAACTGAGCCCATGCCGCGAGTCGATACGCCGACTCCAGCACCAGCCGCAAGGAGATTCTTTACGATATTTCCGTATGGAGTATCCATAATTTTGGCGCGACCATGGAAATTGTCACCATCGCGCCTTAGTTCTGTGATCATATGAGAAACGCGCTCAAGATTGATTGTCGGACCCGAAGGATGACCAAGCTCACCTAGAGCACGTTTAGGAATGATATGATCCCTGGTATACCGCATGCACTCGCGATCGAGAAGATCTGTTTCGTATATTCGACCATTTCTGTTCTTCACGTTTCCCTGCATGAAAACGCCTTCGATGTAGCACGACTTACCGCCCTTCTCATTGGCTTCAGTAATGTAATTTACTGTTTCGACAAATTCGCATATGAGTTTCATTTAACTCTACCCCTTAGTATACAGAAGTAAACGTGCTGCGCTTGTGAAGCTGGATTACGACAGATGCAGCACCAGTTCCAGAACGCGTGACAACGCAGTTGGCTGCAGATTCGCCGCCAGTCTCTAAAGTAATTCCTGCTCCCTGAAAATCGAAACGACCAGAGCCGGGTCCAGAAATAATCAAAACTGTATTCGCGCCACGAGAAATCTTGAATGATGCGTTATTGGCACCGCCTATATTCCACAATACGTCCGAGATAAACATCTCGTTGACAACTTCGCCTACAGTATTGGCAGCTTTAGCGACCTGGTTTATGTTTGGTGTTATAAATCCGCCAGCAGAAAACGCAGCCGTGACATACCCGCCCTTTAGACCCTTATTTACGACGCTATCGATTGCCATTATTGATGTCCCTCGATATGCACTAATACGACGACGTGAACGTGCTACGCTTGTGAAGTTTGATCACAACAGTTGCAGGTCCAGTTCCAGAACGTGTTACGACAAGGTTGGCTGAAGATTCGCCACCAGTCTCAATAGTCAAACCAGCTGCCTGAAAATCAAAACGACCAGAGCCGGGACCAGAGAGAATAAGAACTGTATTCGCGCCACGCTTGATAGTGAATTGGACGTTATTTGCGCCACCGATGCCGTAGTATACATCTGAGATTAGCATCTCGTTGACAACTTCGCCAACAGAATTAGCAGAGCGCGCAGCTACAGATGAATTAAGAGGAAGAAATCCACCAGCAGACCAAATTGTGGTGACGTATCCGCCCTTAACTCCTCTGTTTACAACCAGATCAGTTGCCATTATTATTCCTCGATTTCGGACTGAACAAACTGAATGATCTTCACGAGAGAGTCGATAGATTCATTGATTGCTTGCATGAAATTTTCTTTGTGCTCTTCGTCAAGCATATCGAATGCAGAACGAAGCAATTCAGCAGCTTCTTCGTCGAGAATACACGTCTCTCCGGAAACGAAGGTGACGTTTTCATTTAGCCCGTTGCCGCGCAACATCGCATCAAACGGAGTGACGATACGCGGTTGCGGAAGTTCAAGCTGTTCCTTGAATTCTGTAAAAGCTTTACGCTTACCAGGCTTCTGAGTTTCTACAGCCGACTTAGACGTGCGGACTACTTCTCTATCACCATCTTGCTTATTGTTTGCATCAAGATTGGCTGGCTGATAATTGATTCCGCCATTGCTATTCTTAGGATTAACTGCTGAAGGAGACAACACAACTGGCTTAATATCGCCAACATTGTCAGCATCACCGCGACGAGCAGGAGTTTGAGCAGTAAATGCTGCGATAGACTTATATCGGGTGGGAACCTTCGAAGAACCTTGCTCTGGGCGTTCAGAGACGCCAGGGCGACCGAGAGACGCGCCCTGCTTATTCGACTTGGGAGTTGTAGCGTCAGCCGGTCCATTTTCTTCTGGCTCATCTTGAATTTTCACGACGTGAACGTCGCGGAACTTCTGTTCGCCAGCGACTGTCTGCTTAGCAAAGAAATTGCTATTCTCATCGTCCGGAGAAGGATCGTACTTCGGGCGTTTCTTATTCAGAGTTTCGACCAAATCTCGAAAAGTCATATTACTCCGCTGCATTTTCAATTCCTTCCGGTGACAGGAGAGATGCGGCTATTTCTACGCGTTTCAAATCAAGTCTTTCGCGAACCTTATCCATTAATGCTGCGTTAATATGTGTATCGAATGCAGCTGCATTTCCTTCCGCAGCTGAAAAAAGAGCTTGATGAATGCTATCATATGACATAAGAATTCTCTCCTTCAATTATCAACTATTTATAAGAAATACATTCTTCGATATTTACTCTCTAAAACAGAAATACGATCTGTAAGAGATTTGATATGCGTTTGTTGTTCTTGAATTGCGGATGTAAGAATTGCAATTAGAAATGTTTTATCAATACTTTGATATTTTGGAATTTCGCGTTCACCAAAAACCGCGTCAACCTCTGGAGTTAGAGGAGTTCCTCTTTCATCATAAGTTGCGGGCATATGAGGAGATATTTCATACTTTTCTATATATACTTCATCTTTTTTACCAATAACAGAATCAGGAACAACACTTTGCAGCTCGTGCGCTAGAAATCCCTGGCCAGATGATCCATTATTTTTCCATGTATATTCTACAGGATTAAGTTTCATTACATTATTTAATGCTCCAACCATTTTCAGAACATTTTCTTTTAATCTATAGTCAGACGTTATAAAGACAACATCATTTTGAGTCAAACTACTAACAACAGCTGTGGGTGAAATTTGCCCCCAATAAACAGTTGATCCATTCGACTTTAGAACGAAGCCGTTAGATCCAAAAGAGCTGTTTGCCGATAACCCACCAATGAGTGTATTGGCAGATGACGCATCGAGTCTGCTCGTGACAGTCGACTTATTGGTAGAAGTGTTACCAGTTACTGCAAGATTCGTGCTGATCGTTGCGCGACCAGTGTGAGCCAGAAGACCAGATGTTGTTGGATTAGACTTAGTAGTGTACAAAGTAGCAGCATTAGCAACCTGTAGGCGATCGCTGATGAGTGTACGAAGTGCAGTATTGGTGGATGTTAAATTGGTATTGATAAGATTAACACGTAAATTGGTATTTGCTAATACGCTTTTAACATAAGAATTTGCAGCAGCATAAGCTTTTGTGGCAAATAATGCATTAGCATTTACAACGGTAATGTATTGATCTGTAGATCCGCCAGCGCCAGCAGCTACAGCATCCCAATATACTGTTGATCCATTCGACTTTAGAACCAAGCCGCTAGATCCCAGAGAACCATTAGCCACCAGTTTTCCGATTACTGTATTACCAGATACGTTTAGATTCGTGCTGATCGTTGCGCGACCAGTGTGAGCCAGAAGACCAGATGTTGTTGGATTAGACTTAGTAGTGTACAAAGTAGCAGCATTGGCAACCTGAAGTCTATCGGAAACGAGAGTTCTGATAGCAGTATTAGTAGAAGTCAGACCAGTCTTGACGTTTGATATTGCTGAATTGGTATTAGCAAGAGCTGCACGTTCAATCGTGATCGTCTGATATGTTGCAGAAGCATTTGCTACCTGAAGTCTATCAGAAATCAAAGTGCGAAGTGATGTATTAGTAGAAGTCAGACCAATTTTCACATTAGAGATTGCAAGATTTGTATTTGCTAATGCGGAATTGAATGTTGCTGCGCTGATTCCGCCTCCAGCACCAGGCGCAGTATTTGCTTGCCATTTGCCAAGAGTCGAATTATATATTAATACATGACCATTAGTCGGAGCACTTACACTGTTATAATCTACGTCATCTAGATTTTGTAGATCGACTTCACCAGAACCAGCTGAAGTTCCCGTTACAGCGTTATAAGCGATTTTTGAAAGCTTTGTATCAACAGTTTTCGAAAGCTCTTGAAATTTCTTTTCTAAAGGAGCTACATTAGCGTCGGAACCGGGATCTCCCTTTTCTCCTTGCCCGCCTGTCTCGCCTGGCTTTCCATCTTTGCCGTCCTTGCCGTCGACTCCATCAACGCCATCTTTACCGGCGACACCGTTTTTGCCATCGATGCCATCAGTGCCGCCCTTGCCATTAACGCCAGTAGCACCAGCAGTGCCATCTTTACCGGGGACGCCGTCGACTCCATCAACGCCATCTTTACCATCGGCACCCTTTGGTCCAGTTTCTCCTTGGATTCCTTGAGGACCAATTTCGCCCTTAATGCCTTGCGATCCCTGCAATCCTCTGATCCCAGGTTCTCCCTGGACGCCCTGCTCGCCACGCGCACCAGCATTACCTGGATCTCCAAGATCACCCTTTACGCCTTTTATTCCCTTTGGACCGACTGGACCTTTTTCGCCAGGCTCGCCTTGGATTCCCGAAATTCCTTGCGGACCGGCATCTCCAGCGTCGCCCTTATCACCCTTATCTGGAGAAATTAAAGCGAGTTCGTCAATCTGCTTCTGAACAGAAAGCTTCATCTCCTCCGACAGTTTGGCATTCTGATTTTTAAGAATACCAATCAGTGTTGCTAGAAGTTGAGCATTATCAACAACATTAGACATCAATTATTCCTTGGTGTCTTCTGCCATAGAATCCATAAAACGAGTCATGCTCGTTATAAGCTTCTTTTCCTCTTCTGTAAGTTCCTTTAGATTTGTTTCGGTCTGCTCTTGAACCTCTAGTGGCGGTGGCTCACCGCCGTCATCATCCTCTGGCGCACCGCTTGGAAACTGCTGCTGTTGAGCTGAAGAAGCTTGCTGCTGTTGAGCTGAAGAAACTTGCTGCTGAATAGTTTGCATGTCCATTGGTGAACCAGGAACAGCAACTTCCGGACCCTCCTTTTTGATCTCTTCTTCCATCTCATCGATTTCTTCTTCGGTGAGACGCAACACATTCTTCTGAACCCAATTCTTTGAGTAGTATTTACCAAGGAACGGATCAACAGTAGCCAACAGAACCATACGTGCTGTCATAAGATCCTGATTCTTCAGCTCCTGAAAACTGTTGTCTGAAAGGAAATTATACTGAACCTGAGGTTTCAGTCTCGACCATTCCTCACGGCTCATCACACCCTTGAGAGCGAGTTGAATCTCAAGTAGATTATTAAAGATGGCGGAAAATCTATGACGAAGACGAGTAATGAATTTAGCAAACTTTACTTCGTCACGCGTGATCTCATTAGCTCGCCCCATGTTAAATCCTGTGTCCGCCTGCAGACGAGATTCAGGAACATTTAGAGCCTTATATAGTTTCTTCTGAAAGTAGAATACGTCGTCCATTTGGCCAAGATTCTGACCACCAGGAAGTGTAGTAATTTCTGTACCACGCGCACCTTCACGACGAGGAAGCCAGAAATCTTCGAGCATCGTCATAAACTTACGATCATCTCGCACCTCACCCGTCTGAGCATCGTAAACGAGACGGTTCTTATGACGAACCATCATATCACGCATATACTGCTCAGCCTTGACTTTCGGTAGATTACCAACATCAATGTAGAAAATACGACGTTCTGGTGCGCGCGAGAGGCGATAGATAACCACGGCATCTTCTAGCATGCGCAGCTGGTTAAGCGGCTTGATCGCCTTATGTAAGTACGATAGCGTCATACGATTGCGATTATCGAGCAATCCAGAGTTAACGTAGCAGATAGAATCTGGAGCAATCTTGATTCCCTGAGTATACCCTGCTCCTGCGAGACCACCTGGATTATACAGATAGTATTCTTCGTATGCGGGAACCTGAGGATTCTTCTGATTAAGCAAACCTGCAGCTGATTTCTTAACAGGTTCGCGCACCTTTCGAATGCGGCGAGGATCAATATAACGAAGCTCTTTAATACCTTCACGCGGGCGAGTCTTATCGATCATAATATGATAGAATAGTCTGCCATCGATATACCACCGCCGGAATATTTCATAGCACATATTACGAAAATCGGGTTGGATCATTACCTCATCGAACTCTTCGTGAATGCGTTTCTTAATAGATTCTGGAATGTCTTTGGCTTCATCTAGATCGATTTCAACGGCTGCTGCGCGGAAGTCGGTCACGATAGCCTCGTTAACAATATCGTCAACCGCAGCATCGACTTCTGGCTGTCCTGACATTTCACGATAGCGAGTTGTGAGCTCTGCTTCGCTCTTAGCCGTGCCTTCTAGGTCTACGAAAGTTCCATATGCGCCACCCGGAGCAATTTCTACTGCTCCGTCGTCGCGTGTTGGCGGAACAAACGATGGAATGCTTTCCGCCTTCTTTATAGCATCTTCGGTAGTTCCAATTTTAAATCCAAAAAGTGAAATCATTTTCTTAATCTCCATCGGAACATTTTAGTCTATATGATTACATGCCTATTTATAATTGGAAGAGCATCAATAAAAAAGGGGCAGAATTTCGTCTGCCCCTTTTAAGTAGTTTATGAAGAATGATCAACCAGCGATAATACCAGTTGTCGAAGGAGCAACCACCTGCCAATAGTCATACGCGAATCCAACAGTGAATGTTTCGATTGCATCACCGTTGTCCCAAGAAAGAGCAATATTGCTGATATCATTTGGGAAAATATTCACGAACTGATATGTGCGAAGAGGCACACCAGTCTTTCCGTACTGAGTGACTAGTGCGGTTGTGCGATACGATGAGTTGGTCGCAAGCTGACCAGAGCGAAGATTGCCCTGATGGCTATTGATTAGATTCGACCAAGTTTCCATTGCCTGACGAATTGCAAAGTCTTCATCGTTCAGTACTGTCACTGTCCACTCAGCAAACGTCCGAGTGCCAGCAAACTTTACTTCACGACCATAATACCTTTGTGTGATAACAGATAAACTAGATGCTGGAATTTCAGCAGCCGAGCAGGTGAAGTTGAACCGTGCACCAACATTAGGAACACCGGATGGAGTGTCGACGATCACCGAAAACAGTGACGGGCGAGCACCACCAAGCGGTAGACCGGCAGAGGCGAACTCTGAAACATTAAACGCCATATTAATTCTCCCTATGTACCGCTATATTAGAAATTGCCGACGATTTCGGAGAATTCTACTCCAGTTCGTACTGCAACAAAGTTAAGTTGAATGAAGTTAATCGAGCGAGCTGGCTTGATGTAAATGTCACCGATAAATCGATTGCTGTCAATAACCTCTCCGGTATTGTTTGTATCATCACACACTACGCGGAAGTCGTAAATGCCTCGCCGCCCCTGAACGTCGCGCAGAAACGGTTCTACGATATTTCGAAACTGAGCACGAGTGAATTCATCGTTGAACTCGAACAGAGCAAACTTCGCAGCGATAGAAATAGACTTTTCGAGAACGATGAACAGACGACGCACGTTGATGCGATCGAATGCTGAGGGTTTTGCCAGTAGTGTTTTGTCACCAAATAGAATAGTCCCCTGACCTGGGAATGTGTTCACCGGATTAATGCCGGACTTGTAGAGTTGATCGCGCTGAGCCTTTGGTGGGTTGTAAGGCAACCGAATCACATTTTTGATTTGTCCACGATTGAATCCTGCAGGAGAAAACCAAGGATCACGATCGTTATCCGTACGAGCCATTAGACCAGCAGTATCACCATTCATCGCGACATAGCGATACACATCGTTGTATTTGTCATACTGATACTTGTAGCCAGAATCCATAGTGGCATATGAGGTCGAAGGCAACAAATTACGGAACGCAATGACGTCATCCATCTCAGAACCTACATAACCCGCATTATTTACAACGTCTGTCTTTCTGGGTGACATAACAACCAAGCAGTCCTTACGAACTTCTGCGATGTTATTAATCAAGTGCAGCGCACGAGTCTGGTTAGTTTCGCCTGCAAGAATCAGAGAAACGTCTACATCTTCTGGCGAAGCGAACAAAGAATACGCAGTTTGGTAATCTGCGTTACGAGGTGAAGCGCCGTCGCGACCGTTAGCAAAGTTTCCAGTATTGGTGACCTTGCTGGTGCCAGCGCCGAATACTGTAGCAGCACCACCTTCAGCACGTTTTCCAGTATTAGTCAGCGCAGATACGTGAGACGCCCACCAAACCCATTTAGAAGTTTCATTGATCACATCCTTGTAGAAATTGCCAGTGCCATCAGCAGTCTTTGCATCGATCGCGCGAGACACTTTCGAGAAACGCTCGATAACATTGTTTGCAACTCCAGTAATACGACCTTTGGCATCAACGACCACGATGTGAGCCTCATCGGTCGTTCCGCTATACTTGCTGACATAATCGGAAGTGCCTGGAGCTGCATCGAAGAAATTGTAGAATTCCCAGCGACGAACGACTGAAGCCTGGGCGGAGATTGTATTGCCTGAGTAACGATTTTTCAGAGTGATTGACTTGCCAGTTGCCGAGACTGCAGAAACTGTGACTTCTTCCTTATCAGAACCAGCAAGAATAATATCCCCAACCTGGAGAACAGTAAACTGATTAGCAGAAGCTGTTGCAGTAGCAGAGTTAGAAGTAAAGAGAAACGTGCCGGACATTGTCGATTCATAACCATTAGCGGTATGACACGTGCTAACTCGCAAACTGTTGCCAAGTTCGCCTGGATATTTGGCGATAAAGGCACCAGCGGCACTGATTCCGGAAGACTGGTAATTATCAACATAATCTGTAGAATTTTTCACGAACACCAAACCGCCAGCGGCTGATGTGTTGCCAGATGTAGATGTGCGACTTGCCTGTGCACCAGTCGCTGCATTGGCGAATACAACCCGAGACACATACAACTGATTAGTGTAGCCAAGGAAGTTGGCAGCTGGAAAGAAATCCTGAAATGTGTTCGCTGCTGGTTTTCCGAATTGAGCAGCAAGATTGTCTTCGCTGTCGATCAGAACTCGAATGCCGACTGGACCCCATGTCGAATGAATCGAGATAGCGCCAGTGGAAGTGCTAACAGCAGGAATGATCGTGGTAAGATCGATTTCGCTAACATTAACACCCGGAGAAACCTGAAATCCCATGTCTAATCTCCTCTAGTTCTCGGTGAAATCCGTTTGTTTATTTTCTACAAGTATTTATAATTTTATGATTATTCGTTTCCGAACGCGCCATTCCAACTAGAATATTTAGCTCTTTCTAAGTTTTCAACTTCTTCCGTCTGACCATCGTCATAAAATCCAGCTGGTAACATATCATTTTCGATGGAAGCCATTCGTTCTTGGGCTATCTTGCCGCGAGCGTCGGTGTCGGTCAGATCTCTGAAATATGCCTGACGTGTAAGCCAACCAAACATAACTAGAGTCATTGCAAGATCGTCATGATCACCTCCTTCGGCACCGAACGAGTCCTTTATTCTAACAAAGTTGGATAGCTCATGAATCGTATCAAAATCATGAAGTATCATCTTATCATACTCAATTAAATCTTTCAGAGTTGTACAGCCAATCCGCTTGACCTGTTTGGTCATCTTAACACCAAGACCGGTTTTTCCCGAAAATCCGCCGCTGATACTCTGTCCCGAACGACCCTTGCTTGTGGTTGTAAGAACATTGTCATACTCTAGATCACTGTGTAGAGTTTGAGCAACTATTAATCCGTTACCATCGTTTGTTTCGATCAACACATATGCCTTATTATAATATTCTCCAGTCATGAAAATGATTTCTGGTAGCATATTTGG